ATGAATCAACTTACAATGACTGGCGATCAACAACGCATCGCAGCATTGAAAGAACAGATTCAATTAGAAGGTTTGGCAGAGATTAAAAAGCGTGAAGCAGCATTAGGTCCAGGTGGCACATTAGATGAACTTGAAAAGGTTAAGATAATGAACCAAGTAGCAGCAGCATATGATCCAATTATTGCTAAACAAGAAGAATTAAATGCTAAGGCAAGAGATTTCAGTACTGGATGGCAGAAAGCATTCAACAGTTATATGGATGATGCTACCAACGCAAGTAAAATGGCAGAGCAAGCATTTAGCAGCATGACTGGTAGAATGAATAGTGCTATTGACAATTTTGTTGATAATGGTAAGTTTAGTTTCAGTGACTTTGCTAACTCAATTATTAAAGATTTAATTAAAATTGAATTAAAGGCACAAGTAAGTAAAATATTTGGATTAATAACTGGTATGGGCGGTGGTGCAAGTGCTAGTACTGGCGGTGGCGGCGGCGGTGGATTTATTGGTAGTTTGTTAAGTATGTTTGGATTCGCTGATGGTGGCGATCCTCCAGTAGGTAAACCAAGTATTGTAGGCGAGCGTGGTCCTGAAGTGTTTATTCCTAAACAAGCAGGAACAATAATGCCAATGACTGGTGCTGGTGGTGCTCCACAACAAAACATTACTAACGAAACACATAACTATAACATTTCAGCAATTGATAGTAAATCAGTGGCACAATTGTTTGCTGAGAATCGTAAAACATTACTTGGTACAGTTCAGTTAGCACAAAAAGAATTACCATATGGTAACAGATAAGGAATAAAAGATGAGCGGATTACAAACAATCATAAACAATTGTAACACTATTAAATTTAACCGTCGTAACGTTGTTGGAACACAATTTACACGAAATGAAATACCTCGTGTCAGTCAAACCCCAACAAAGAATCCATGGAAGATTACAGTTGAAATGCCAAATAGTTTTCGTTACAGTGATGCTAGAGCATTGATGGAAGAACTTGATACATTAGATACTTTCACCAACCAAGAAGTTACCTTTAGCAATAATACTAAACTAAGTTGGATATTTAGATATCAAGGAACCTTAACTAACACACAACTGAATGGATTTACAGTAGTAAGTTACACTGGCAATCAATTAATATTGAGTGGCTTACCTACAGTAGCAGCAACTACAGTAATGTTCAAAAAGAATGACTTGATACAAATTAATACTTTCCCCTACCCATTCACAACTCAACAAGATGTATTGCGTGGTACTGGTGGAACAGTAACCATTACAACTAGCAGACCAAATATTATAACTAGTAGCGTTACTGGATATGGAGTAACTGTTGGTAATAATTGTATATTCAATGTATTCTGTCCTAACATGCCAGTATACAAATTAGTACCGGGCGGTTGGCAAATAAGTAATGGAGTAACAACTAATAATGCATATTTACAATGGTCAGATAATTTCTATATGTATGAATGGGTTGGAGAAGCATAATGGATAACATACCAGCAGTAGCAAATAACAAAACAAACATCAATAGTGCCGAATTTATTAAATTAACAATTTACAATGATGTAGCAAATACAGCAGACACAACCATATATACATTTTCTAGTGCTTATAAGTATGAAACAATAGGTGACACCATATATAGTCCATTAGGTGGATTACTCGCTGTAGGTATTCAACAAAGAGATATCCGAGTTACATCAGCAGATACTTCAATTAGTTTAAGTGGAATCCCTAGTGATGGCTCAAACAATATGGAAATTGTATTAGGTACAAAGATTCGTGGTAGTAAAATTGAAATTATTAGAGGATTCTATGATGAGAATTATGACTTGTCTAGTATTGCACAACGTTTTACAGGTATTGTAACTAGTTATAATATTGGGGAAGAACGACATGATTTGATTGATAATTTTACAATTACATTAAATGCAAGTAGTTATAAAAGTGTATTGCAAAACCGTGTTGCTGGACGTAAGACAAATGGTGAAAGTTGGAAATCATTTCCCGTATCAGCCAATGATACATCAATGGATAATGTATACAGTTTAGCAGATCAATATTTTGACTTTGGTGCTAAACCACAACAAGGAGCAAGTGTACAAAGTACTGCATCAGCAACATTAGCACAAGGAAATCAAAATAGTTCTAGGAATGCAATATGAAGATAAGATATGCTACTAAATATGATGCTCAAAAAATAATCAACATGCTTTGGAATTACCACGACTCTGGTAATATAGAAGGATTAACTGTTGCAGATGAAAAGACAGCCTTAAAAATTCTTACTCATATATTAGCAGGTGCTGGCATAGCAATACTTGCTGAAAAAAATAATGAACCTGTTGGAATGTTATTGGCATTCAAAACTCCATTCTTATGGGACAATAGCAAATACATAATGAATGAAATTGCCTATTGGGTTGAAGAAGAATATAGAGGTGGAACAGCAGGTTATAGATTACTAGCAGAATATGTTAAGTACTGCGAACAATTAAAAGAAGAAAATATGATAATAAATTATACAGTAAGTCAAATGGAAGGACAGAATTTAAATTATTCACGTTTTGGCTTTAGACCTATAGAGCATACCTGGAGTATATAAGATGCCAATTTTTACAGCAATAGCCGCAGGTGTCGCAGCAATAGCAAGCGCAATTGGATTTAGTGCAGCCACAGCGGCAACCATTGGCGCGATTGGTGCAATGGCAGCAAGAACAATATTGACGCTTGGTATTAGTAAATTGTTATCAAATACAACTGATACGCCAGCAGGTGGAAGTAATACACCAGCAGCAGATCCAAGAGCGCAAAAGTCTCCTACAACAATCAATAAAATTTCAGTAGTATATGGTTCAGCATATTTGGGACCTACAATTATTGATGCTATTCTAAGTACAGACCAAACAACAATGTATTATGTTTGTGCATTAAGTGAAGTAACAGATACGGGTACAATTAGTTTTGATAAAATATATTACAACGGCGATTTAATAACATTGGGTACAGGCGGTGATGCGGCTAAAGTATTAAGTTTAACAAACAACGCAGTACCAGTAAGTCAAACTGATATTAAGATTGCTGGTAGCATGTGGGTTTATTTGTTTAATAATGGATCTAGTAGTGGTATCAATACCAGCGGACAAACAGCAATACAAATATTAAGTGATGGTTCTATCCCAACAGAAAGTCGTTGGTCAAGTACTGACACAATGAGTAATTGTGCATTTGCTATTGTCAAGTTAATATATAATCAGGATAAAAATACCACTCAATTAGGACAATTAAACTTTCAACTTTATAATACATTAACTAAACCAGGTAGTGTTATCCAAGATTATTTGACTAATACTGTATATGGTTGTGCTATACCATTAGATAATGTTGATACGGCAAGTTTAACTAATTTAAATACTTACAGCGATGAATTGATTGAATATGTACCTGTAGGCGGAGGTATAGCAACTCAAGCAAGATACCGAATTAATGGTCCTATCAATACAGGACAAAACTGTTTAGCAAATTTACAAGATTTGTGTGATGCATGTGATAGTTGGTTACAATATAGCGAGTTAACTGGCCAATGGAAAGTTGTTATCAATCAAAGTTATGAACAAGCAGGTGAAACTTTTGGTGATTTATATTTGGTTGACAGTTCAGTATTAATTGGTGGTATTGATATTAACCCAATTGATTTGAATTTAACTTATAATAGTTTAGAAGTTGGATATCCAAATATAAACATTAAAGATCAAACTGATTATAGAGTGTTTCAATTGATTGACTATGTGCCAGAAGTAATGAGTCCAAATGAAGCAGCAAATCAATTAAGTGTTAATTTTCCACAAGTAAACAATTATATTCAAGCAGCGTATCTTGGTGAACGTAAGTTACTTCAAAGTCGTGAAGATTTAATTATTACTTGCAATTTAGATTATAGCGGCATACAAATAGAAGCAGGTGATGTAGTAAGAGTTACACTAGAAGAATATGGTTGGGTAAATAAATTATTCCGCGTAAGTCAAGTACAAGAAGTAAAAAATGAACAAGGATTTTTAGGTGCTCGTATTACAGCATTTGAATATAATGGTACAATATATACTGATAATCCATTAGATGATTTTATACCAGAAGCAAACACTGGTTTAAATAATCCTAACTGGTTAACAACTCCTGGAACACCTACAATACAAGTAGATTCTATAGCAAATGCAACCATTGCTAGTTTTACGGTAACTAGTGCTACACCAGCAACCGGAAGTACTATGTATATGGACTTCAATTATGGAACAACTAGTAATGTAGATACACATTTATTATATTCAAGTGTTCAAACTAGTACAGGTAAACCATTTATAAATAATGAAGATGTACAAGTACATAGCGTAAATTTACCTGCAGGCACATACTATTGGTCTACTACAGCAAGAACAACTACTACTGGTTATAAATCATTATCAAGTGCTGCATATACATGGGGAGGACCCAACATAACTAGATATACAAGTACAACAAAAACTGGTGCTAACAGTACCGGAACAACAGTGTACGTTGATACTACAAATGTTAGAGTTGGTCAAAATGTAGCAGTTGAAAGTGGCACCGGGTCAATTGCCGATGGCGTAAAAGTTGCTGCTATTCTTGGTTTAGGTTCATTACTATTAAGTGCATTACCTATATCAGACTTAGTTGGCGCAGTAGTTAAATTCTTTGGTGGCGGTGCAAATACTGATAATATTAATGATGGTGCAGTAACTGCGGATAAAATATCAAATACAGTAACAGGAATTTCAACTAAAATTGGAGTTGTTCTATATGCAATGTATAACGGCACTAGTACAACTTATATGCCAGTAGATATAGCAAGCACTGCATTTGATGATAATGTCCCAGTATATATATTAGGTACATCTGTTTCTTCTACTGAGTATACACCATGGGCACAAGGCACTAGTTCTACGGCTAATGGTTATTATTCAAATAGTACTGCTCCTTTTCAACCAGCAAAGGCTAGTCGTAGAAAAATAACTAATGGAGATAATGCATGGTATAGTTTCATATATTCTTCATATGGTACTGTTACAGTACCTGCAGGTGCTTATATTAATGATGCCCTTCAAATGACAATTGTTTCAGATGCAGATACCGATATTCAAATTGCTTCATATGCTACATTTACTACTACTAGTTATTTGTATACAGGTGATGATTTGACATATACTATACCTTTAAAATCTAATCAAGTATTTACGTTGTCTACTTTAGCAGAATCACAGGGAACTGCAACATCTGATGGAACTGGCTGGATGATTAGAAATATGAGTAGTGGGGCAAATGTTGTTGTTATGTATGCTAGTAGTTCTACAAGTTACTTTTAATTACAATAAGATATAAATAGATATAAGGAAACAAATTAATGAAAGATATCCGACAGAAGTATTATGTTCATAAAGCAGGTGCAAAACGCCGCAATATTGAATTTAAACTTACATTTGAAGAATGGTATGATATTTGACAATTGTCCGGTAAGTATAATGAACGGGGTAGAGCAAAAGGTCAATATGTAATGAGCCGATATAATGATACAGGTTCATATGAAATTGGTAATGTATTCATCCAAACTAATAGTGACAATGTAAGACAAGCACAATTAGGTAATCATAATCCAAGGGGACCGATGAGTGATGAACATAGGAAGAAATTAAGTATTGCTAAAACAGGATTGAAACTTTCTTGTGTTAGTAAATTAAAAGGCAAACCTCAATCCGAGGAGCACAAAATGAAAAACAAATTAGCACAATTACAACGATTTGCTAATAAACAATATGAGGAGAATACAAGGTGAGTCTATTATTAAACGGATCAAAAACATTGACAATTGCAGGGACAGAAATGCAATGTCTAGAGATATACACAGGTGAAAGTTATACAATACCATTTAGTTTTTTAGATGCTAGTGGTAATGCACTCAATTGCACTAGTTGGACATTGAGTACAGCAGCAGCATTTTATACTGCAAGTACTGTTGATTACCCTGCAAATAATAATGATACAGTTACATTAGGTAATTTAACATTAAATACTCCTCAACCAAGTACTGGAGTAGGAACATATAGTGCTAATCTTACAGCAGCATTTACTACAGCAGCAAGTGGTGTAGGATATCTATATATACCAACAAACTTGACAGGTGGTACAGGAACGCCTAATGCTACTCCAGTTATATCATTAGCAAATAGTGGTGCAAATAGTACATTAGTTATCGTTACATTAGGTGTATCAAGAACTGATGCATTAAGTAGCAAAGTAGATTACAATCGTGAACCAATTGGATTTATCGTAAGGTATCAATAATGTCTGATATCAATGCAAATATTGTTATAACACCAATTGATTTAGGTGTTACTGTTAATACCAATCAATTGAGTTTTATACCCAATGGTATAAGTTTACAGTTTTATACTGGTGGATTAGTCACTGCTAATTCATTAAACGCAAATATAAGTAATGTACATATTTACGGTGGCACTAATGGATATGTATTACAAACTGATGGTGCTGGTAATTTAGATTGGACAGCAATGACTGGTGGCGGCGGCAACGGTACACCAGGTGGGTCTAATACTCAAATTCAATATAATAATAGTGGAACGTTTGGCGCTAATAGTGGATTTACATTCATACCATCAAGTGGTAATTTAAATGTTCCTGGCAATATAACAGCACCTAATTTTATTGGTAATGTTTCAAACGCAACTCATGCTAATAGTGCTGATGTAGCCAATTTAGTAGCCGGCTCAAACGTTTCAGGTCAAGTAGCAAACAGTTTAGTTGCCGGTACTGTATATACAAATGCACAACCAAACATAACAAGTGTAGGAACATTAGCAAATTTATCAGTTACTGGAAATATACAAGCAGGTAATATCAATGCCGATATCGGTAATTTTACTACAGTATATGGTAATATAAATGGCAGTGCTACTGGCATTGCTAATGGTACTAGTAATATTCAAATCGCAACAGCAAATGGTGCTATTACAGTTAGTGTAAATAGTTATTCAAATGTATTAATTGCTAGAACTGATGCAACTGTACAAATACCAACATTAAGAACAACTAATTTAACATTGGGTGGATATGCTGGTGAAAAGGGCACTATAACATTTAATGATGGTTCAGTAAGAATTCAAAATGGTAATAGTGGATATGGTAATAATCAAGTTATAATTGGAAGTAATGCAGGCAATTATGATTATGCAGTTGCTGTGGGTTCTAATACTGTAGTTACTGGTAATTTTAGTACAGCAATAGGACCCTTCGCTTCAGCAACATATGCTAATAGTGTTGCTATAGGATATGGTGCCAAAGCAAGAGGAACAGAATCTATTTCAATTGGTTATAATGCAGGATTAAGTAGTGGTGCTATAAATCTTTCTAGAAGGATAAGAATTGGACCCTATGCTGGTAATGCCTCACCCAATACCGGTGGTATTGCTATTGGAGCCTTTGCAGGTGATACAACACAAGGTGATAATGCAGTTGCCTTAGGTACAAACGCAGGAACAACTAATCAAGGTGCCAACGCAACCGCATTAGGATATATTGCAGGTGGAACAAATCAAGGTGCTAATAGTGTTGCGCTTGGAAGTTTAGCAGGTTATGCAAATCAACATGCAAACAGTACCATTATAAATGCCACTGGCTCAGCACTTAATTCTACACAAGCAAATAGTTTGTTTATTAAACCAATTAGAGATGTTACTGGTAATGTTGATTTTACAAAAACACTTAAATATAATCCTACTACAGGCGAGATTGGTTTTGTTTAAAAAGCATAAATAGATTATATACACACGAACACGAGCAAATGCGAGGCAGCGTTTGCTCGTCATTATCCGAGAAAGGAAACACCGTGAGAAATATCGCAAATACAAAATATTGTAATCAAAAAAGTCAAGCAAAACAACGCGGCATTTCATTTCAATTAACATTTGAACAATGGAATGATATTTGGCAAAAATCAGGCAAATGGGAACTACGAGGCAGAGGCCGCGACAAATATGTTATGTCCAGAGTAGCCGATAAAGGTGGATATACATTGGGAAATGTTTTCATCCAATCTAATTTAGACAATGTAATTGAAGGTAACAAAAATAGAATTGTTACTAAAGAAACAAAAACTAAGTTAAGCAATATACATAAAAAAATATGTACTACCGAGCATATTAATAAAATGCATGCCGCTAGATATGGACACAATATTAAGGAGACCATATAATGGCAAAATTTACACAAGCCACGCTTTCGCAAGTGGCAGGTTTTGATGCTCAAGTTCTAGCACAAAACCTCATTTACAATCAGAAAGATTTCTGGAACTTCGCATGGTCAACAGGCAACAGCATTAACGGTTGGCAAACAAGTACTACACCAGTAGATTTAACTGGCGCTACTATCAATGCTCAAATCATTCGTAGAGCAATTACAAATTTTAGCGATAGCAGAACTGGATATGATTTTACAATACATGACTATCCATTAATTCCTCTCATTGCAACTGTAACAGCAAGTGATACAAGTACAAATGAATTTACTTGCGACACTACAATTCAAATGTTTGAAGGTCAACCATGCAGATTTGCAGGATCAGTTTTTGGCGGTGTAGCCATAAATACAACTTACTATGTTGATACAATCATAACAGAAACAACATTCACAATCTCAGCAACTCAAGGTGGTTCAGTGTTTGCACTAAGCACAGCGGCTGGAACAATGAGAATGAATCGTGTCACACCAAGTCCAGTAGTTTTGCCCATATCAAATATTGTTGCTGTTGATGGTACATTCACAATGACAATTGATGATGATACCTGGGACTTAATTGCAGGTGATCCAGACTTAGATATCAATTCAACTGATCCAGCATGTTTTACAGGCAGAGTTAAGATAAGTTTCCCTTCAGTTGGCACACAACCAGCGTATGATGAAGCAGTGTTCTTGCTATTCTTGGTCAATTCAGACGGCGTAATCAATTATTAATTATGGCTACTCAAATAAATGTAACACCCGCAAGTAGTGTTGCTAATGTTTCTGTAACCCCTGGCACGACTAACATCACTGTCAGCAATTCACAGAATGTAGCATCAGTTACTGTACAGGCTAGCAACAATGTTAATGTTGCTATCAGCAGAACCGTTGTGGGTACAATAGCAAATGTGCCAACAGCAAACTATGCTAACTACGCAAACTACGCTAATTTCTCTGGCAATTTAATTGTTCCTGGCAATCAAAACAATGTACATGTAAGATTAGGTAATACTTATATAGATTCTCTTACATACGATGGTGCCAACAAATACACTCA